GCTCCTTTAGATACAAATAAATTTAGTTCAGAAGCTACTAAGGTTTCTTTATCTAAAAGAGAATTATCAAAAATGACAAGAAGGGAAAAATACCTTTATAACTTATACAATAACTAAAAACAAAAAAAATGGCTTTAAACGTAACATCAAATTACGCAGGGAAGGCAGCAGGATTTTACATCTCGCAAGCACTTCGTTCAGCAAACTCTATGGAGTACTTAACAATGATAGAAAATATCAAGTTTAAGTCTAACATTCAAAAAATGAATGCAGCATCAATGGTACAAGACGCAACTTGTGATGTAAACTTAGCAGGAACACTTACAATGACCGAGGCTGTATTAGAACCAAAAAATCTAATGGTTCAGTCAGATTTATGTAAGCAAACGCTTTTGAGCAGCTTTGAAGCTTTAGAGATGAGAGCAGGAGCAGGAGCACCACCACCTGCATCTTTTTCTGACTATGTAATTTCTTACATTGGAGAAACTATTGCAGATGCAACAGAAAACTCTATATGGTTAGGAAATGACGCAACAGCAGGAGAATTCACAGGATTCGTAACAGGAGGAGCAGTTGGTAGATTAGTACAAGCAGGTAATACTGTAGTTGATGTAGCTAATGTAGGTGGAGCAGGAATAGCTTACAATGCAGATAACATCATTGAAAACTTACAAAACTGTACAGCATCTATCCCAACAACAGTTTACACAAAAGAAGACTTACATATCTATATGAGTCCTAAGTCTTACAGATTATACATTTCAGCTATCTCTACTTTAGGATATGTGAATGCTTACTCTATGAATGGAGATTATGATGCAGTATTTGAAGGAATTAAAATTGCAGTTTGTAACGGAATGTCTAATGATGTTTTAGTAGCAGCAGAAAGAAGCAACTTATTCTTTGGTACTGACTTGTTAAGCGACCAAACTTCAAGAATTGACCTTTTAGATATGGCTACTTTAGATGGTTCAGATAACATTAGATTATTAGCTCGTTACAGTGGAGGTGTTCAAGTAGGTATTGGAGCTGACGTTGTACTTGTATCGTAATTAAATAAATAATACGGAAGGAGGGGGTAAAACCTCTCCTCCCTTAACCTAAAAAAACAAAAAAAATGGCTTGTGGAATTTTATCAAAAGGTAGGGGACTCGACTGTAATAGAATCAGCGGGGGAATAAAGTATGTTTATTTCGGAGTATACGACCAATTTGACGCACCAATACAAACAGTAGGAATAGTTCAATCAGCAGGAGAAATTACAGATATTGAAATGGGTTCTAACGTACTTTACAGATACACTATGCCATTAGGTGTAGCTAGTCTTTCAGATACTATAGTTGGTTCTCGTGAAAATGGAACAATTTACTATACACCTACATTAAATGTAATTCTTAACAGACTTACAAAAGAAGACCAAAATCAAATCAAACTTTTAGGAGCTACTAAAGTAGTTGCATTTGCTCAATTAAATGCTACATTAACTAACGGACACGACGTAATAGTTGGTTTAGGGGTTTCTAATGGATTAGAACTTAACGCAGGTACTATGGACTCAGGTGCAGCTTGGGGAGATAGAGGAGGTTACACTCTTACTTTTGACGGAATGGAAGCTTTACCTTTCCCAATGGTTGAAGACTATACTACAGACCCTTTTGACAATGCAGCGTTCACAATGGGAACTATCGTTACATCTTAATACTTTCATTTTTATATATTTCTTAGATAAGGGTGGCTTAATTGCTACCCTTTTCTTTTATTAATCCAAACAGAAACAGACTTTTTCTATTATATACTATGCTACACGCTGAATACAATAATAATGTCTATGTCTTTTATGTTACTACTAAAGACGCTACTTCCTATCCTAGTTCTTTAGGCTATCTATTTAAGTTTACAAATGATATGTCAGGTGCAGTAAAGTGGGGGTATGGACAAAATGCAGTTGTTTATGACAGATATACAAAGTTATCAATATATTCAACTCAGGGGGGAACGTTAGCTGAAGATGTTTCAGGTGGAATTATAGATTTTAGCCCAAATGGATATTGGAAGTATGAAATATATGTGGCTGATTGGGATGATTCAGGTGGACCTTGCCCACCGAATCCTACAGAGTTTGGAACTTGGCAGTGTACTAATTTAGCAGGTACAGTAATAGATTCAGGAAATATGGACGTAGATGTCTATGAAATTACGCCATTAGTCGCTGATACTTATAGAATTACGGAATATGACACTTGTAATCCACCGCCTTCAACGGGTGGATATTATTTAAATCAACAAATATTATCTAAACATTGTCAAGGTGATGCAGGAGACCCTGCTAGATTCCTTTATTTCACAAGAGTAGAAAGATACCAAAATTTTAATTCCTATTTTATAGATTCAGTTGCTGCAATAGGTTCTGAAATAAGAGTTTATAATACTACTTTGACTTACGTTCATACAATAACTACACAACCTGAAAGCGTTGTTATGAGCATAGCTTGTTCAAATTTTCTTCCTAATTATACGGTTGAACTATGGAAGGGTGGAAGTTTAATTGATACATACAATGATTTTAATCCTTTATCAAGCACAACGTACCCTTCAGCTCACAGCCTTTTATGTTCTAATAATGAATATATAGATGACCCTACAAGTTGTCCTACTACCTTCCCATTTTCAGGAAGTATATTTTTCGCTTTTAATGGTTCGTACAATTCAACAGGGGGTGATGTTTATACGGAAGCAATAGAGATAGGAAAATTATTAGTAAGCGAACAAGTAGGTGAAGAACAAGTACAATATACAGAACGAGAAGCACCACCATCAACAAATTATATATATAACGAATAAAACAAAATTATGGCAATAGAAAACGTACAACAACTCTTAACAGAGCAATTAGGAAAAAATAGATGTGATGTAATATCTACAACAGCAATGACAGGTAAAGACTATTATGCAGTATTCTTTCCTGTAGAGAGCGTAGTAGCCTCTATAGTGGCTTCTAACGTACAAACAGGCGCAGGTAGTGCTATAGCTAACCTTCACACAACTTTCGCAGCAGGAACAACTTTATTTCTTTCAGTATCGGCTATCACTTTGACGAGTGGAGTAGCTATCTGTTACTATGACCAAGTAATATAATGAAGTTAGCACTTGGAATGTCATTGCCTTCAAGTAACAAGGGAGGTGTAACACCTATACAGGCTTTAGTAAATGCTTTTAAATCTAGGGTAATTGCTGATGGAGGTGTGTTTGAGGCTAAGGCTTGTTTAGAGGCACAATTAACAATTTTAAGTAATATAGAATGAGTTTATTAGATGATGTTAGAATAGTAGTAACTCCTAACGGATATAAGGCAGGTACTTTATTTGGGGCTATCCCTGTTCCTACTTTTGGAAGTGATGAAATTACTAATGGAGGTTTTGCTACTGATAGTGATTGGAATAAAGGAGGTGGTTGGAGTATTGGTGGGGGAGTTGCAACTGCTAATGGCAATGCTAATTCAAATATTTCACAAAATATCCCCCTGACTGTTGGTAATGCTTACAGCGTTACTTATACAGTAGTTAATGCTTCAGTGGGTTCACGAATAGGTATATCTACTAATGCAACAAGCATACAAATAGAAAGAACAACAGATGGAACTTATACAGAAATATTTACTGCGTCTTTAACATCTTTTTATATCAGGTCGTTATGGAATAATGGTAGTCCTGTTTCAGTAGACAACGTATCAGTAAAAGAGTGGGTTGGTGCTGATATGGATGTTACTAGAGCAACTGCTGCTACAAGAGTAGATGAGAATGGTTTAGTAAATTATGCTGAGATTATAGGTGGGGAAGAAGTAACAGGTTTTACTAATGGTACTACTTATCCTTTTACAACTTTTACAACTTCAGGTAATAATATTACAAGTGCCATAGTATCTTCTGCTTTTGCAGGTACTGCTTCTAATGCTATAAGTGTAACATCGGGGGAAATTTATAAAGTTACTTTTGATTATACAAAAAATAGTGGAGATGATTTAAGAGTTTTATTTGCTGTTAGTGCAAATGGTGCTGCTTCTGCAATAAGTAATAAGGTAATTATAAGTGCAAGTGGTACATATACTGAATACTTTACAATTACATCTACTACTACAGGTTACTTGCAAATGGGTACAGGTAATAGTGGTCATTCTTTAAATGTTAGCATAAGAAACATATCAGTAAAAGAAGTTACAAGAGATAACGTACCTAGAATAGACTACACAGGAGGAGGTTGTCCACATATATTAGCAGAGCCACAGAGGACTAATTTGGTTACTTATTCTAGTGATTTTACAGATAGTAGTTGGTTGAAAACATCAGGTGGAGCAGGTTCTACTCCAATAGTAACCTCTAGTTATGCAACAAGTCCTGAAGGATTAGTTAATGCGTCAAGAATTCAATTTGAATGTGGAGGTTTAACTTCAGGGGATTATAGTAGATTATATAGCAGTTTTAGTTTGAATGGTTCTAGT